AATATCAGTACCATATAAAACAGGTTCTGAATAGTTGGTAAGTGGAAGTAATCCAATTAATTCACTTTCAACTCTTGTTTCCGTAAATCGTTGAGCATTAGAACCTAATCTTGCTTTATTTATTAAAGGTACAGATGTACTATTTAAAAGCGGACTTATTGTTGATATTTGAATATCCTTACTATTTCTTACAGCAAATGCTTCTTGTGGAGTTTTATCCCCAAGTCTATCGTATTTTTTGTTTCTAAATAATTCTTCTAAAGTTGGCATCTAATTATTTTTTATGTTAATGCAAAATTATTTCTAGTACTACGTTCCATTGTTGTAGCCACATTTGCAGTAACCTTATCGTTATCCATATAAACTCCTATTTTACCACCAGCCATATCTGCTCTAACTCCTCTGAATTCGTTTATCAAAGCATTAATCATATTATTGTTTGAAGATGCTACTGGAGATGCTACTGATGTTGATTGTGATTGTCCTTTTGATGGGTTTGAAAATAAATCAGTACCAGCTATTACCGAATCTTTGTTATTAAGTTGAATAGCTCCTTCAGGTCCCATTAGAGTTCTACTACCATATCCACCACTACCACCACCAGGTGAAAATACGTCATCTCCTTTAGATGTAAAACTATAAATCAATGCAGCTAAACCAGCAATAAGACCTAACGCTACTGGAATACCTAATCCAAACGGAACTTTAGCCAATGAACCCATAATACCAGTTGAAGCGTTAGCTAAACCAACTCCCAATTGTTCTGCTTGTGCATTTCTTATTTTCTTTTCTAAAGCTAATTGATTATATTTAGCTATAATAAGTGCAGCTGTTAGCGTGCCCAATAATACAGTACCTATTACAAATGCAGCTTGGTTTTCTTGCATTAATTTTATACCATCACCAATCAATCCAAATATATTAGCTATTCCTATCAATACGGGCATTAATGCTTGAAAGGCAGGTAACATTCTTCCACCAATTTGTTCAACCGAACCAGCAATAGCATTTTTAAATTCATCCATTTGGCTGGTTATTTTTTGTTGCGTTGCGAATTGTTCTGCTTTTTTCTTTAATTGGTCATCATCCATTTCACTAATATCAACTCCGGATTTTATAAGTGCTTGTGCATTTTTTAAAGTATTCCCACTCATTTTACCAAGCTTATCTCGAATACCCAATTGTTTTTCAATTTCCTCCACTTCCATACCAGCTGCTTTAGCTAGGGCCATTTTTGTGTGGTAATCTTTTTTAGTAAAATCTCCACTTTGCTCTAAGGCATCTAACGTTGCCTCTTGTGCACCTAAAATATCACCCTCATAGGCCAATGCTCTAGCTCTACTAAGATTGAATTGGCCTCCAACAAAAGTTGCTGCTACTAACTCATCTTCAATACCAGCTTCAAAATCTAATAATTTTTCAGCATGTTTTCCAGCATCTTCCAATGAAGTACCTAACATTTTAGCTTTAGCTGCTGATTGTATGAATAGATTTACATTTCCTTTCATGTGCTTGGAAAGAACTCCAGCACTTTTTGACATATCTTTAAACATTTCAGCAGGAGATACACCAACCCCTTCTGCTAATTTAGCCGCCATCATTTGAGTATTGGCTGCACTTGCTTCAGATAATCCACCTATTTGTTCAAACGATGATTGTATTGCGGCAGAATCAACTGCACTGATACCCATTGTTGCTTCCATAAGGGATAAAGCATCGGTAGTACCTTGTGCAAAGTGGAACATATCACTCTGCTGATTTGCTAATTGATTTTGAACCTCATAAGCCTTTTCCATAGTAACACCCAACCCTCTATATGCCAATCCAGTATGATGTACTGTATCATCAATTTCTTTGGTCATATTATTGGTAAAGCCTGTATTCTCTTTGTACTTTGCAGATGCTGCATCCATTTCCATAAATGCATGTAAACCTGCCATTAATCCAGCTGCCAATAATCCAGTCATGAATACACCCTTTCCAATATTTGCTACCATACTTTTTGTAAAATCTACAGCTTCACTTATTGGTCCGGGAAGATGATGCATAACTTTATGCATTTGCTCATGTAAAGCTTTATGTCTTACTATTTTCTTTTCTAATTTTTCTTGAACTTCATATAATTTTTCAGCTTCTTCTTTTTCTTCCGCAGTTAGATGTGCTATACTCTCTTGGTATTTTTCTCTTTTTTGTGCAGATGTTTCACTATGATGATGATGTGAATCAGCTTCTTTTGCTAAATCTATTGTCTTTTGGGTAATGCCCTCTAAGGTTTCCCTTCGTTTTGCTAATAATTTTGCATCTTCTTCGGAAGCATCTATTTCTTTCTGTTTTAACGATACCATTATTTCACTCACATTATTAAGAGTTGATGATGCTTTTAATTTACCATCTATTTCTTTTCTTACATGTGAACTTAAAAGATGCGATTGATTTAATGGAGTTTTTCTCATAATTATTAAAATCTTGTATCTTTTTTAATTGAGTAATTCGTTGAGCACCATTTTTTAATCTTAGATTCTCTTGGTTAATTGCGTTTTGTAATCTTTGTTTTTCTTTACCTTGAGCTGTTGCTAACTTTTTATTTATTTCCGCAATTCTTTCCCTGATAAGCGCTTCGTTTTCTAAAAGCCCATTCAGTTCTTGCTGTTCTTGCTTACCAAATTCTGGAGTTTCTGCCATTTATATAAAAGTTATTTTAAATCATCAAGATTAACCAATCCAGCTTTTACCAATTTATTAAAAAATTCAGGATTGTTTTCTTTCATTTTTTTTAATTTTGGAAATATAACTCCTGTTGATATTCGCTAATTCCGCATCCAATTTGTTCAAAACAGGATCATTATCTATAATTTGTTGTAATGTTTGTGGCTTCTTTTTACCAAACCAACCCCAAAATTCATTTAAATTTTCTTTTGATATTTTGTATCTTTTCATAATCTATATAGTTTAACATCTATAAATATCCTATAAATAAAAAAGTTAGGATTATCTATTAACCCTAACTTTTGATGCAGCTTTATTTGATTTTTCTACTTGTTCATTTTCTTTTATTCTTAGCCTCAACCAATTTATTATAATAGAATATCCTCAATCGGGTTGGCATTTTGTACAATTCCATAACAGTAAATCCGTTTCCGTAATTCACCATATCAAATATTTGAGAATGTAGTTCTATACTATGACCCGGTGGTAGGCCAAAAAAAGCCAACCCCTAATGTGATAGGCGCCTCCTCCACCTCACCATCACTATGTGTATGAGTATAAGTCATATCCATATCCGGAGATATTTCTTTAACATGTTGTCTAAATGCTCTACTATCCAACGCTCTCATATTATTAACAAATCTAGTAATATGTCCAATTTCAGCGTTACCATCAACTGATTTAATCATATATCTCAAACGGGTTGTAATATCAGATGATAAATCTTTATTTAATTTTTTAAGAGCTTCAATTTCTTTATCTATATCGTTTTCATCACCATGAGTAAGAAGTTTAAATACTATTTTGTTCTTACCATTTGGTGTAACATATTCAAATTCATTCTTATTATTAAATAGGGATAAATCCACATCTTTGGTTTTAACCTGTGTCAAATCCATATTTACATTTACATAATCTCCCTTTTTAGATGAATAAAAACTGAAATCATACTCTGGTCCATAACCCAATACTCTTGTTGCTAAAAGGATTGCGTTCTTATCACCAATTATAATATCTTTTGGGTTTACACTATCCACTATAATAGATTCAAATAGTTTATCCAATACAACACCTTTTTTGATAAGATTTGTAGAAGAAAGAATATCTTCTTCCTTTGCTGTCATTAATTTAATTGTAATCCTACCAGATGATAGTGGATTATCTTTTGGATATACCTTACCTTCTGATGGCAAATCCAACACTTCCGTTGGAAAATCATATTGCTTTTCGTTCATAACTTTACTTATTTTTAAGTTTGTATATATAAATACATAGTTTTTAAAAAATTGGAAATAAAAAACCCCCACCATTTCTGATGAGGGTTGTCCTTCGGTAGCTTCCGTAAGGAATATTTTTTAGAATTCTAAGATTGCGTAATCGTAAGTTAATGTTAATGTGATTGTTACAGGCTCATTTGTTGTACTATATGCTAAATCTCCAAAGTTTGCTTGAGAGATAAATGCACCTTTCAATTTCCATTGTTCAATCTTATCACCAACAGGTCCTAATAGATAGAAATCAATATCCTTCTTATACATTTCCGCATATCCATCTCTACCAGTGATAGATTCATGTGATAAACGAACCCACTCCATTACTGCTTGTGCTGCTGATGGTACGATTGGGTCATACAAAGTAATTTCCAAGTCTTGCCACTCACCTTTACCTTTCAATTTTCTATAAACGTTGATGTGGTCTATTTTTACAGTTTCAAATTGAATTGTTGGTCGGTTAGCCGCACTTACCGTAAATGATGGGATTGACGTATCAGTCAACTCCATAATATAACGGTTTTTCATTTTTGGTTCGAAGTTCGTATAGAACATCTTATCGAAGGATAGAATATCTGCCATTTTATTGCCCTTTTATTTAATTATAAATATCTAATTTGTTTGTTTTTATATTATGCTGAGAAACTTGCTCCAGTTGGTAAGATGTTGAAATCAATTACTATGAATTCAGCTGTCTTAGCCGGTTGTAAGAAAATTTGTCCCGCCATAATATTTCTGTCTATTACATCCGGAGTGTTGTTAGTTTCATCCATCACCACTTTGAATGCGTATAAACCTTGTCTTTGTTGAATTGTTTCCAAATACGGATTAACAGTGTTCAAGAATCTTCCTCTTGTCTCTGAAGTATTTTGTTCGAATACTAAGAAACGAGATGTAGAAGCAATAAACTTCTTAACAGTGATAAGTAATCTTCTTACGTTGATTCTATCTAATGCTGAAGCCTTATCTTGCAATGTCTTCTGTCCGAATGCTACAATACCTTGTCCAGGGAATGCTGCGATTGGGTTTACTTTGTTCTCATATAGAGTGTCTCTTTCCGCATGTGTTAATCTATTCAATACACTAACTGCTCCTACAATACCACCTCTATTTAAACCAGCAGGTGCGAACCATTCAGCTGCCAATCTATCATTACTAGCGTAAACCGCTGGAAGTAATGTAGATGGTGGAACAGTTGTAAGTTTGTTAGTATTTGTATCGATTGTTTTAACCCAAGGATAGTAAGTACCAACATAGTTAGAATCAACAGAGTTAGCCTCATCAGTTGCTTGAGTGATTGTATCAGCGTAATCGTTGAAATCAGCAATGTAGAATGAATCTTGTCTTTCCTCAACCATATCAATTACTCTAGTAACAATAGCTGGGTGTAATCTTCTTACAATACCAGGAGTTACTACCATATTAATATCATACTCATCAGGATTAGATACTGCTGCGATTGCTTTAGTATATGCTACTGAACCAGATGATGTTGATGTAGAACAATTAAATCCTTGCGTATTTCCAGCTCCCCATCCAGCATCACCAGCTTTTAATATTGGTGTTACAGGATTAGTACCATCAAATCCCATTTGGAATCCTAAGATAAATTGTCTTTTAACCATATCACCAGAAACCGAACCAGTCATTTGATAAGTTAAGCCATTTGCATCAAATGCAAATGATACGTTAGAACCAGTCTCAGCGTTTGTTGGGATTGGTTTCATATAATTTGCATTATCTAACTTAATTCCAGTTGTTTCAAAATCAAATCCACTAAAATATATTGGAGATGATGATGTATTACCGGTAGAATTAGTTTGGTATATTGCTGCTGGTACTTTTAATGCTTGTGCATTGTTAGTTGCCTTAATAGGATTTGTATATGCTCCATGTCCGAATGGTGCTGCTGATATTGGGAATGAACCTGCATCAGAAACTACAACTCTTACATATTGTGATTTATTTGAATAATCACCAAATTCAGTCATTTTACCATCCAAACCAATTGTGAAATATCTATCACCAATTCTTCTAGCTATGTAGTTAGGAGAAGCAGGGTCTAAGTTTACATTATTAAATGTTTCAACAACACTCTTTCTCTTATCAGTATCACCAAATGAACGGATTGTTACAGTAAATACAGAATAATCAGTTGAACCATCTTCACCAGCTGCCTTTACATTAGAAATACCAATTTTAAATTTAGTATTATATAATGTACCATGTCCTAAAGTTACAAACTTAAATAAATCATATCTTTCACCACTAATCAATTGAGATTGTACCATTGGTGTTTCAGCAGCTTGTGCATCAAATGCGTAATCTTGCTGTGGAAGTGCAGTTGCACTTACAACAGTACCACCCCACTCACCAGCTGCTGCGTTTGAATATGATGCAGATGCTAAGTTTTCAAAGTATGTATATGCGTATGCTTTTTTAGAACCAAATGGAGAAGTACCAAAAACATCAGAAAGGTCATTTGCATCTTTTGGTAAAATTGATGCAGATACCCAACCAAAATCAGAACCTGATATTAAGAATGAACCAGAATATGCTGCTCTTGGGTCAGATACCAAAGATACTGATTTAGCAACATTTTGATTTCCAGTTTTAGTTGAATGTAGTACACCAATTAGTTTTTCACCAACAAGACCACCAGATGCAAAAATACCGATAGGTGCTGCTTCTTGATAACCACCAACACCACCAACTCTTACGATGGTAGCTACGCCAGCTTCTCTTAAATAGTTTTGTACTGCATATTCAGTATAATAAGTTCCATCAGGAGTTCCGAAAATACTTTCGAATTCTGATTGCGTTCTAACAATAGTTGGAACGAATACAGGTCCTTGTTTAAAAGGTCCAATAAATGCTGCTCCAATTTCACCAATTCCTTGTGCTAAGAAGGATAGGTCATTTTCTCTTGTGAATACGCCAGGTGATACGATTCTTTCTGCCATTTTATTTCTACAATTTGTATTTTAAGTTTGTATTTGCTAGTTATGAAATACACATATAAATATAAAGAAAATATCCAAAACATAATATAATGCTTTGGATATTTAAACTATCATATTTTTTAATCATTATGGTACTATTGAACCAGAGTTAGAACCAGAAACAGGTGACCAAGGTAAATCAATTTCATTTACGTCTTGAACAACTCCTTTACTAGCTTCAATAGCTTTTTGTATTCTCTCACTAATTATGAGGCCAATAGTTTGTAGGACCTGAACCACTTACGTGATTTTTAATCCAACCCAATACCGTATCTTCAGTTAAAGATGAATAATCTACAAAGCTTTCTGGGTTTACAGAGTTTACAGAGAACGGAGTTGCTCCAACAAAAGTTCCAGTTGCTCCATCACTATCTGTTCCAATACATTCCCATCTTGTACCTATGATAACATTTTCCAAATCACCACTATTTGATTTTTTTAATGCTGTTATTTTCCAAGTATAATTAATTGCCATTTTCTTATTATTTTAGTATAAATATCGTATTTTATAAATTAACTATTTTGATGCTCTATAATTGTTAAATCAAAATCTTCACATAACTTCTCTGCTAAATAAAAATTACTACCAGTCCATGCATTTAATACATTTTCAGGAACTTTCCACTCACCGCTAGTTATTATAGTATCTGGAATTGCTACAGATTCTCTATTAGGGTCTTTATACCTTAATTCATATCTAATCACACAATCATCTTGCTCTAAATCATATCTTAATAAATTAGTAAAAACAGTATTAATTGTTTTACCAAATAAATTTTTATCTTCTATATTTGTTATCATTTTATTTTATTTATGCGTCCTGTAATACCGTTGCTGATTGTATAACATTTCTTTCCATTAAGTCAGATGCTATCTTTGCTTTTAAAAGAGGATATGCTTTTGCAAATATATTATCTCCTTCCAAAGCACTAAAATCAGGAACTTTCTTCTCATATACCCTTCCATCAATTACTTCTTCTTCAACTCTATACATAGATAATGAATGCCAATGTGGGATTGCATCAACTTTTGCAAGAAATCTTTCGTTAATAGGCGCTCCCATACGATTTGAAATATTTGTTTCTAAAAGTCTTGCACTTTCTTCATCTTTAAAAACGTTCACATATAATTCCAATGCACCTTTGTTTCTATCTACCACATAACGATAAATTCTAACATAAGCTCCATCAGTTATACCTTGTGATGTTCCTATTTGTGCTGCTATTTTAATTGCCATAGTTCTTTCCTTTTATATATATAAATATATGAGTTTTTACTCAAACCCTAATTTTTCTCTTAAATTTTTTATTTCAGCCTTAGCTTCATCTAATTCACCTTTTAATTCTTTGATAGCTTCTAATAACAATGCTGGGATACCTCTATCTCTAACTGCTAAATATCCATCTTCGCCTGCTCTAACTAAATCAGGAACTATATCTTCAATTTCTTGAGCTATAAATCCTATATCATGTCTCAATCCAGTAGTTTCGTATTCATCAGTACCCTCTCTCCAATCGAATTCAACACCTCTCATTTTCATTACTTTATCTAATGAATTTTCTAAAGGTTTTAAATTTTCTTTTAATCTTCTATCCGATGGAGAACCATACGCAATAATATTATTTGATGCAATAATTTGTCCATCATATCTTAATGCGATAGTAGCACCACCCCCTCTATTACCAGTATGTATTCTTAAACCATAAGATGCTCTTAATGCTAAGTAACCATCGTTCAAATCACAAAGGTCACCATCATCAGATACCCATACACCACCACCACCATAGTTATCAAAGTTTGAACGTAATACATAAGGAGTACCCAATGTATCATCATTCAAATAGTATCTCTGCCATCTAGAAGACCAACCACCCCATCTTACAACGTTATCACCATCCAAACCTAAGTTAAGTGCATAGTAACCACCTTTGTGGAATGACATGAACGCACCATTATTACCAGTAGAATATGGTTGCAACATCGCCGAATCGGTTTGAGTTGCGTAGTATCCTCTATTGTAAGTAAAGTAAACTCTTGAATAGTGGTTATAATCGTATGTTGGAATACAATATTCTCCTCTGTTATTTGAATCGACTTGTGCTTTCCATCCCGATGGAGATGACCAAGAGTTTCTAAACCATAATCTATCAACAGGTCCTCCAGTCAATTGCCAACCATAACCACCACCATAAGTCCAAGAGTAGTGGAAAGCTTGTGCTGTCAACCAGTGAGATGTACCAGGAGGCTGGTTACCTGGGTTAGACCAAGAATCATTAAATCCAGAACCCCAATCCATTGTCCAGTTAAAGTCAGTAGTACCCCAACCTTCAGCACCTGTCCAATAGTTTCTATCACCTGTATAATCTTGAGGTCTTCTATAATTTGATTTACCACTTAGACCTATATTACCCTTACCTCTATCAGTTAAACCCAACCATTGAGAACGAGAGTTAGAATCAATATAGTATCCAGTATCATCTCTATCATAGTAAATGTATGCTCTAGCATCGTTCATATAAGTAATACGATACAACTCCATGTGAGCGTTACCATATTCAATACGAATTTGCCAGTTACCAGAACTATTTAACATACCAAATCCACTACCATCCCAATATCCAGAGTATCCTCTTAAATCAGATTCGTAGTTATTGTACATTACAATACCACCATATCCATATCCACCACCAGCTGATTTCCAATATCCATTATTGGTGTACCAGTGCATTCCTCTATTTTGGTTATATAGACCATGTCCGTTTGTGTTATTTCTAAACCATCCGTTTACATAAAGGTCATAGAAAGTTGGAGAAGCATCGGTTCTAACATTTTGGTTAATGTAGTTACTCATCCAACCCATATATGAGTTATAGTAGTTACCATCTACCGCAAATAGATGCGGTTCGGCTCCAGAAGGTCTTCTGAATATCCAATATCCCTCTTGCATTTTTTGGAAATACATGTGGGAACTATGCCATTGTATTTTATTATATTCACCAGTCCAACCACCACTATCACTATACAACATATAACCAGGTTGAATATAGTGGTTGTTTGAGTTTACAAAGTTTAATCTATTCGTAGAAGCAGGGTCACAATAATATCCAGTATTATTTGTATCATAGAAAATAGTTGCGTAAAAATCACCACCACTTCCTAAGTACATATTTCCGTACCAATAGTTATAAAGTGCTACTCTATATCCATTTGCGTAAAGGTCATATACGTTAAAGTAGAAGTTTGAACGGTCAGTATAAATGTGTGCATGTGATGAGTTTGCAGGTCCAAATTCAATATATCCATACGGAGTATTGTGTCTATAACCCCAAGAACCACCTGCTAAATAGTAACTACCATTACCATAATCCATTGATGATAAACGAGAACGTCCAGCTGGGTCTACAAAATACCCAGAGTTGTTTCTATCATACATTATTGGTGTTTGAATTGCGCCAGGTACATGGAATTCAGAACCATAAAAATATCCACTGCCTTCAATATTACCAGTACCAGCTGCGGATATATAATCATTAAGGTTACCATAACCAGCAGTAGAGTGGAATAAAATTCTACCCGTTGCCGCAATTCTCATACGGTCATGTATGGTTGATGTATCAGGATCATTACCTTTGAAAATCAATAGTTCCGATTCATCACCATTTCTCCATAAACGTTCAACTAATGCTGTATGATGGTATGAACCCGGTGCATCACCAGTAACACCTCTGAAGTAGATACCTTGACTTGAATCATTTGGTCCACTAATTTCAATACCACCTATACGAGATGTACCAGTAGGGTCTATATAATAACCACTATTATTTGAATCATAAAATATTGAACCATATATAGGGTATCCACTATAAACATAAGAACTATAAATTTCCCAAGTTGTAGTACCATTTGCATTTATACCACCACCCATATTAAAGTGTAATCCAGCAGTAGAACCATTTACTCTAAAGTTTGCCCAGTTTCCACTATCCAATGGTGAAATCCAAATCATTTTGGTATTATCATTATTTTGGATTTGTAATGCCGATGTCCAAGCTCCAGGATATGAACCATAGTTGTATTCACCAAATCCGTCTTGCTTAATTGTAAGAGCTCTTGTTGCTGATGATGTACCTGTTGTATTCATTTTTAGATAACGAATATTTGTAGTAGCGTTAGGGTCTACATAATATCCAGTATCATTGTAATCATACATTATTGGTGAACGCATTTGATTGTATGCGTAGAAAATACCACTACTAAATTCACCCCAGGCACTATTAGTACCAGCACCAAAGTAGATTACACTACCATCATAGTAGTTTAAATATAAACCATATCCACTACCAGCATCTAAGTGTAAGTTACCATTTGTAGTTGCTACCGATGCAAATGCACTATCAATATATCCGTTTCTACCATCACCACCAACTAAAAGGTATGCTCCCCAAGTATTATTAGGTCCAAACAATGCACCACCTCTCATTCGTAGTGCTGACATTGATGTTGAGTTAGGGTCTATGTAATATCCACTATCATTCGAATCGTAAAATATCGCA